ACAAGTTTACCGTCCACCTCGAAGACACGGTCAATCACCATTTTCACAGGTACACCTGCAATCATAGGATTGAGTTCTAGTTCGATAGCCTTAGCACCTTGTGGTGTCTTCCAGATTTTCCAGTTGGCATTAGCCTTACGCCATTGGATGTACTGGTCAACCCATACAGGTCCTTGCTCGTTCCACCAAGCAGCATCTTCCTTATTCGGATTGCTCTTGGTTGCTCGTCCCGCAACGCGGGCTTTATTGAAATCTAAGTCCTTGGTTTCTTTAGCCCAAGCCTCTGTCCATAGTTGATTAGTCATTGGCTAGGTCCCACATTTCTGTCGCTGCGTGGAATGCTCTGCCACCTGCAGACCAGACACTCGGTTCCTCAGGTAGTTGCAGTAATCGACCTAGGTAATACTGATACCCACAAGTCAGATAGGTTGTGAATGCTGAGTACGAAATATGGGGTGGCAATGTGTACCCCTGTAATTGAATCATTTATATCTCCTGTCGTTAGTTACATAGCCCCAGTATGGAGGACAGGAGAGTACTCTACATATCGGGGCTATGCAATATTCAGTTGTTAACTTACGTAGAAAGTATAATATATAATATATATTTATATTATATATAAGGGGCTTCGCCCCTATATATTATATATATTATTTATTATATAGTAATTATACACTGACTGTCAAAGGTTTTGTCAAATTACGACACGCCGATAAAAACAAAAAGAACCCCCTTCCCAAGGTGATTACCTTAGGTCGGGGGTCTTTGTGTCTCTAAAGGGCTTTACAGCCCGTTTACGGGGCTAGCGTGCGCCTCTTCCAAACTCTTTAGCCGATGGGTCGAGCCACTTTAGGACGGGTCCGAGGAACCCAGCGAGTGCTGCCATTCCAAGGGTCTTCAAGTCGGTCTCGCCTGCGAGGTAGAGTGCGATAGCAGCAGAGGCTGCAGCACGGAACCAGGTCAGCGATACTTGCTTTAGTGCTTCCATTATTTTGCCTTTCGTTTTGTATTGTGAACCTTGCAGCAGGTGCAGACTTCTACTTCTGCTACCTTCTTCTTTGGCTTAGGCTGTAGTTTAGCCTTAACCTGATTCACAATCTTAGGTTGATTCATCCACCAGAACCAAGGGCTAGTGTCATTAGCCATATCAGGGTGTATAGATATATGTAGATGCTTGACGTGAGGATTACTACCACTGTAAGGACGATTGCCCAAACGACTCTTGGACTTAGACCATATCTTCTTGTTAAAGATAAGATACTCCACCCTCGGGTCTTCCTTAAATTCTTCAAATAGTTTCGCACAGTCAATCCCATTCTTCGGGTCGTGTGTCAAGTCGACAGCAAGCCCTGTGTTATGGTCTGAGTTAGGACTCAGTTTTAGATGAGCAGCAGAAGGAAGTAGCCCATCGCTCGCCTTCATACGCTTCGGTGCAAGAGCAGTCGCCTGTCGCAACAGTGCGACGGCAGCAGGACTCGCGACCTTCACTACACGTTTCATTCATTTCCTCAATGCTTCCTTGACTAAGTCTGTCAGTAGTTCTACTTTTTCCTCAAGCCCATTAACTTTATCCTTAAGACTGGAGCCTCCGTTTGGCTTAAGTTCATAAAGGTAGTGCTTGACAAGCCATCGCACTAACGCTGCGAAGCCTGTGATTAAAGATAATATAGATACGGCAAGTGCTGCCCAGTCTGCAGGGGTCATTTATACTGTCCTTATAGTGATAGTGAGGACACCGCCATAACCAGTAAAGCCTCGGTCAGGTGGGGTCTGTCGAGTGAAATTGATTTGTTCGATAACGCATTGGCGAGCCTCACCAGTTGTAAGGTCTTGCCAGGTTACAACATCTCCGTCTTCCTCGATTGCTTCTAGGGCTGAGATTCTGTCCTGTGCCCTGCCTTCGTATCCAACTAGGACGTTGTACTTGTCTGTCTCCACGTCAAAGCAATAGACGGGAAATCTAATTACTCGCTGTCTTGGTGTAGCGATAGTTGACTTAGCCTGATAGCCCTTGAATATAGGACCTCTAGACGAGTCAGTTCCATCTCTGTACAGAGTGAACTTATAGGCTAGGTATTCCTGAGCAGTAGATGGCTGAGATGTAGTTACCTCAACAGGTGGAACAATGGCATCATAAGAGATGACATCGTAGATAGTTCCAAACTCATCAACAGTTTGTAGGCTCATTGAGCCGTAGTCAAAGTCACCTCTACCAATAAGACGCTTGAAGTTCTTAGGCTCTAGTGTGTTGTACCTGATGTAACCTGTCTGTAGGTAACCTGATGCAACTAACTCTGTCTCATCTTCAAGATAAGAATAGCCAGCCTTGCCAGTAAAACCAGAGCAGGCTGCTGATGCAATAGTTCCTGATGTTGCTGTGTTGTAAGTAAAGGTGGTAGTAGTAGTTCCAGTTACTGTGAATGGTCCACCATCTAGGGCAGCATCAACACCGATAACATAGATGATGTCACCAGTAGTTAGTCCGTGTCCTGACGCAGTCAGGGTAACAACGTTTCCAGTACGAGCCTTGTTGGTTACAGCAGTCTGGCTGCCAGAAGCAGTACAGAAAGCAAGTCTATCTGTCTCACCTAAGAATGCACAAGAGGTTGTGTGGTAATTGTTAGTGCTGCTGTAGTAAATGTCGTTTGCATAGGCAAAACGTAGTGGCTCAATCTCATTACTTAAGTCAATACGAACTAAACCTGGGTCATCGCCAACAGATGCAGCGCACCACACAAAGTGGTCGCGGGCAGCGAAGTCATAAACTGGTTGGCTTGATTCAAAGATTAGAGGACCATAGGCAAGCGAGCCATCTTGGTCATTGACCTGAGCAACACGAACACCTTTGCTTGTGCCAATCAACATATAGCCTAGGTAGTAATAAATCTTATGGATTATCTCACCTGTTGGCATCTCAGCAGCAGTAATGGCTGAGGTCAAGGTTGGCATAGCACCGCTTGATGTAGTCAATGTAAACTTATAGATGTTAGATTGAATACCACCAAAGCCTGCAATGTAGATAGCAGGACCTGAGGCTGTGATGCTGGTGAAGATATGGTCAGCATCTCCGTGTGTATACACAGCAGTAGGTAGTGATGATGCACTAGATGAGAACTCATAGATGGAGTTATTGACGCACATAACTATACGTTCTTTGACGTACTCCATACAGGCATTTTCTACAGTAATGCCAGCCTGTGTAAACATAACAGTATTGCTAGTGCTGGCGTTGCCAGTAAGAACCTTCTTGTTTACTTCTAATTTTCCTGTAGGACCAGTATCATTAGTAACCCAGAAGGCTGTGGTTCCATCATCACAGATGGCGTACACCTTGTCATCAGCACCAGAGTTGTAATCAATGAAGTGGGTCTCAGCGCCCGTTGTATCAATCTTGTCTACATCGTAGCCATCGTGCAACAGGACACCGTCGGTTCCATTCCATTGGATAGAACGCAACTGCTGCATTGCTCGTCCCTTAGCAGCACCTGATGTTGTGATTGGTTCGGTAGTAACGTGAGCCTGAGTGGTGTCTTTAAGCAGGGTTACCTGTCCCTTAGTCCAGACATCTAAACCCTTGCTGTCTTTGTAGCGATAGGTGATTCCAGCCTCTCCACCAGTCGGGTCAAAAAAGTTAATCCCCGTTCCTGAATGGAACGAGGACTGACTTCTTATCCACCAACCCGTAAGGGACTGCTCACCAGGTTCAGTCTGATTATCAAATTGTTCTTTACGGAAAGGAGCAGTTTGTCGGATATATGGATTGCCATCGTTGATGGCATAGATAAATGGCATACCTCCGATTGCTACATCATAGGCAACATCGGTGTTCTGCCATACAGAAGTATCGGCTAATACACCTACGTTAACGGCAATCGCACGCGTTGCACGACCTTCGGTAATATCACGACCAGCCACTTATTCTCCTAGCCTTGTTGTTTAAGTTTTTCTTTCAAATATTCATTAGACCAATACAGTGAGTAGTAGTCATAGTCCACAGAGAACCGCTTCATATGCTTGACTAATGCCCCAGTATGGGCGTGCAGTGGAATACCTGCTGCTCTCATACGACGGAAGAAGATGATGTCCTCGCCCACGAAGTGGTCATCGTTGCCATCACCTGTCTCAAAGAATAATCCTTTGCCAGGGTTAGCCTCACGAATTTTAGGTATGATTGACTTGTGCATTAAGACAAAACCAAAGCCAGCATTATCAATCTTGACTACCTCATTGTCAGGTAGTGGATGTAGATACTGAATCTGGTATTCGGATATGTCATTGAACAGACAAGGGAATGGCTTCATCAGGCTACCCTCATTCTCCTTAGAGATGAAATACACACCACTAACGACAGGGCGATTAACCTTGTCTGCTGTCTTCCATAGTTTAGCCATTGAGTCTAGGTTCAGCACAATGTCTGAGTCAACCCATAGTAGCCAGTCTGTCTTAATCTTGTCAGCCCAATGGTCAAACAGTACTTGGCGTTGTCTGCCAATCTGATTGCCTTGAACTCGGATGCTGGTATGTATTGGCATACCGTTGGCTCCGCCAGCAATTACTGCTGTCATTAGTCCTTCAGTAAACTTACCATCGGTGGTGCCGTTGTCGCACCAACCGATAGCAACTGTATCTGTCTTGCCTATCATCGTCCCCTACTTTCTTTAGTTTAATTCAGGTGTTACTTCTTCTACGTCAATCACTGGTGGCAATATAATGCCAATAGAAATTAAGTACTCATTTGTTGGAGGAGTAAAAGATGTGCCATCATAGGTTGACCACATTACTGGCTTATCTTCTCTAACCCACACTGCATCATCAAAGCCGTGCTCTTGTGCTATTGCGTCAGCAAGTGCTTCATCTTGTGAAGCAAATACTGCTACTTGTTGTACGCGATTGTCTTTAAGAAATACATAATGTTGTTCCATAATTAACTCCAATAAGTAACTCGTGCATAACCTGAACCACCTGCGCCACCAGTTCGTTCAGTTGTGTTAGTGTTATTACCTGCACCACCACCACCGCCGCCTGTATTGGCTGTTCCTGCCGTTCCGTTTCCAGGATTATTTCCTTCGGAGCCATTACCTCCGCCGCTTGAGCCCTTGCCAGCGCCAGCAAAACCTTGTCCGCCACCGCCGCCACCACCATAACCTGCTATTCCAATTCCTCCTGGCTCAGCAGTAGATGCATTTGCTGCAGCGCCGCCTCCACCGCCTTGCGAACCACGCCCTCCACCAGAGCCCTTGTTTGTTCCACCCTGAAAACCAGGAACACCACCAGCGCCACCACCAGGACCACCGCAACTTGCATTACCAAGTAATGCGCTTCCACCACCACCACAACCGCCATTAGAGCCAGATGATGAGTTTCCTGCAATAATAGACCCTCCACCTCCACCACCAGTCGCTGTTGCAATAGAACCAAAAGTTGTATCTCCGCCATTTCCACCATTAACCGATGAATTTCCTGCGGTTCCTCCTGCACCAATGGTTACTGTATAAGATTGTCCAGGGGTAACAGTAATAACCCTTGACACTATACCGCCACCGCCTCCACCGCCACCTGCGCGAGCAACGTTTTGGTTATCTATGCCACCACCACCTCCACCACCTGCTACAAGAAATACTTCAACAGCATTTACATTAGAAGGTGTGACAAATGTGCCTGTACTTGTAAACTCTTGAACTTTTTGTGTTAATGTTGCTGCGCTAGGCGCGGGAAATACTGAGATACCCATAATTACGCTATCTCCACTCCGCTAATATGGAAGTCAACAGATGTTGACGACGCTAAGCCTTTAATAGTTTGAGTTGCAGGCAATACCTGCTTTAGGTCAAAGAACGCTGAAGTATTAGCAGCAATAGATACGCTACCTAACATATCAATGTCGTTCAGTAGGATGCTTGCTGTAACTGCAGCCGTTGTCGGGTTGCAGATTACAATGTTTGTCACAACAGCAGTGCTTCCTGCTGGTGTTGTATATAGGGTTGTTGATGTCGTAGCAGCCGCTGTGCGGGCTAGGACTTTACTTACTGTAGCCATTAGTTACTACATACCTTTCTCTAGGTTTGTTTGTTGTTCATCCCATACTGTCTTAGGCATTGAGGTGTATTCTCCGTTGCCTTTGTCAATGATGACGTGTTGGGTGACTTCACCCATTGATTCTACTTCTACAATTTCAATGTTTGTCATTTTATAACTCCGCACTCAAGCCAACATACGCGCTGGCAGAATTGTTAGCAATTAAAAAGGCTGGTCTATATTGCGTAAAAGAACTAGTTTTAGTGAAGCCTATTTTTGAAATGTTTGCATTTGATTGATTTGACACAATGGTAACACTTGATGGAGTTCCCGTTAAGGTAACGCCGTCATAAGAACCCAAGTTTGCATAATCTAATGTAGTAGGCTTAACCCTCATTGTGACAGGATGCTGAATGTAATGTATTGTTGTGTTTGCAGTATCAGCAACTCCACCAGTCGTGTAAGGTTCATAAATCTCGCCGCTAGTAATTCGGAAGTAATACCGCTGGCACGCCGCTAGTTCGCCCTGCAAAGTTCCAGTTGCGGTTGTAAATGGGGTGGCTACGGAGCCTGCTTCAACCTGAACGCCCCAAATATCAAAAGTGTTTTCCTGAATACCTAGAGAACCAGTTCTGGAGTTGTAATCACTTCCCGCAGTAACCCAAAGGTTTAACTGCAAACTTGAAGTATTTGCTGTTGTTCCAATGGTTTTACCTGAAATGCTAGGAACTATCGTTGTTAAAGTGTAACGAGTCCAAGATGTGGATAATGTTACTTGATTGATATAAGTATTGACAGCAGTTGAAGGTGAACCACCTGAACCAAAAGCCTGCGTTAATTCAACAGCAATTTTTGGAGTCCCGCTACCAGATTTAGCCCAAAAAGAAATGGTAGCAGTTTGATTTGCTAAAGTTCTGACATCCTCAATTTTTTGGCGTAAAAAATAATAGTTGCCGTTTCCTGCGCCAGTATTTGTTACTACACGATAATATGTTGAACCTTCATAACCTGTAACTGGTGCCGTACCAGGTGTAAATGTCTGTGACGAATCAGTGATAGTTCCGCTGTTAAATGAACTAACATCCCATCTATCAAACTTAAATCCTGCAGTATTTGATGCTGAACTAAATCCTCTTTGATTTATAGCAAAATCCCCGTTAATGATTTTGTTCTTACCCGCCACAAACGGAGCCACCGCACCACCAGAGTTATCCTGTGTATCTGCTACATCTCTACTTCGTGTCATTAGTTACCTCCAAGGAGTAGTCGTGCTTCTTCTTCTGTGATACCTAGTTTAGCAAGGAGTGCTTGGCGTGCTGTTGCTGCTTCTGCTGCTTTTGCTGCGCGTTCTGCTGCTTCGGCTTGAGCGCGTTCTACTTGAGCAATTTCTTCAGAAGTGTAATCTCTCCAAGTTTCTTCGCCAGTTTGTGCATTAACTATTTTTTCTTTATACATTTTAATTTGCTCCCCAAATATACATTGTTCCAGCATCAAAATTTGAACCGCTTGAAATAATTGAAACGCTCGTAATTGCAACAGAGCCTTCGTAAAGTCCTTTAGTTATGTAATGACCTGGGTCTGAACCCGTACTTATGTTTATTCCAGAAACCATATCAAAAAAATGATTGCCAATTTGGTCTGTCAAATCAACAAAAATAGCCCCATCGCAAGTTGATGCAGCATTGTTGGCTTGGTTTCCTAGTGAAATGCTGGTCTGGCTTGAATAAGCGGATACACCTGAAGGAACGGCATTTGAGTAAGTGGTTTGTGGATTCATAAACATTCCAAATTGAGTATAATTAGCGCCAGAATCAGAATTGAATCTAATGCGGAATTGGTCACCTGAACCTGCGGAAGCCGCATCTACTAAAATTAGCATTTGTTTAGCAGATAAACCACTGACTGTTATTGTTGTTGCTCCAGTTAGAGCAGTTCCACCTGCATTTAACAATGTCCAATTAGTAGCACTGCTACTAGCAGCCGCCCACTTCAACCCCGTAGCCGTACTGGAGTCGGCAGTCAAGACTGTGTTGTTGGCACCAACTGCTAGTCTTGCTGGTACATCTGCGCTAGTAGCGGTGACCAAATCTCCTTTGGCATCTACCAAAGTATTGCTGATTGCATTAGTTACGCTAAAAGCATTAACTGTCCAGACGGTAGCAATATCATTAGCGGTCAAAGCACTTAGTCCAGTAATGCTGCTACCGCTAGTAGCGGTATAGTCTACACCACGTTTTTGCAGTACTCCGTTTATAAATAGCAACTCCTGACCTACAGTGTAGGAAAGTGGCTGGCTATTATCATCATTACCAGAGAGAGATGTTTCACCACCTGATGCTGTCTTTACCCAAGTAGCAATACTTGAGGAAGTTGCTGCTGCGCCTTGAGAACCAAGACCAGCAACAGTCTGCCACGCAGACCCGTCATATCTTTTAACTGCCATATTAGTATGCTCCCATAATTGTCATAATTGTTAAGTCAGCATCTGATTCGCCAGACTCATCAATCCAAACATCACCAGTTGTAGGTGAGGTTGGAGTTGTGGTTCCGACAAATATTCTTTTACCAGGGTCAGCATCTGTAACTGTAATTGGTGATACTTGTACAGTTCCAGTAGTTGCTGTGCTAGTCCCCATACCAGCAAAGTCAATGTAGTCATAGGTTGCTGCTGCACCACCATCAATCTTTACTTGGCTACCAGCCTGTACTGTTCCCCATTCTACACCAGTACCTGTAGTTTTTAGATACTGTCCGTTAGTTCCGCTAGTTGCTCCAGCGGTTAGGGTTCCTGATAACGTTGCATTATCAAGGGTAACTGCAGCAATAGTAGATACTGTAGTTCCAGAGGTAATTACTGTTGTACCGATTGTTGGTGCTAGATAACCAGAAGGTGCTACCTGCCATTCAAGTCCTGTAGCGGTAGCGGAGTTGACTGCTAGTAAGTATCCATTGGTTGCAGCAACTGTTAGTTGGTCAAAGGTATTTGTGCCAGTACCTACTAGCAAATCTCCCTTTGCATCAAAGGAAGCAGCAACTGCAGCAGCAGCACTGGCTGCGCTGATAGCAGCAGAGTTAGCAGATGTTAAAGCAGACGAAGCAGATGTTGCTGCACTTGAAGCAGATGTAGCAGCAGCAGTTGCACTGGCTGCAGCAGATGTTGCGCTAGTAGCAGCAGCGGTAGCGCTAGTAGATGCGCTATTAGCCGAAGTCAATGCTGAGGCAGCAGAGGTGCTTGCCGAGTTAGCGCTGGTTAAAGCAGATGAGGCTGAGGTAGCAGCCGAAGTAGCCGAAGTAGCAGCAGCACTAGCGGAGTTAGAAGCCGTAGTAGCAGATGCTGCAGCGCTGGTAGCGCTGGTAGCCGCTGCTGTCGCAGAAGCCGCTGCAGAGGTTGCAGAGGTGGCTGCTGCTGTGGCTGAGGCAGATGCACTATTGGCGCTAGTTAGGGCGCTAGAAGCGCTTGTAGAGGCGCTAGAGGCACTTGTAGCGGCAGAGGCAGCACTAGTGGCAGCCGAGGCTGCTGAGGTGCTTGCTGCCGTTGCTGAGCCTAGAATGCTATCTACGTAATCCTTAGGGGTAGCAGAGGAGGCAACCATACCTGCTGAGGACAGACCTGTGATTACTGGTGAACCTGATATTACAGGGCTTGTCAAGGTTTTATTTGTCAAGGTTTGAGTTGCTGTAGCAATGACTACCGTACCTGTTGTGTTAGGTAGAGTGATTGTGTTGTCCTGTGTTGGGTCAACTACAGTCAGGGTAGTTTCGTGAGCATCAGCGGTAGAGCCTTCAAAGACAATGCTTGCCTCGGCACTAGGAGTGCCAGTAAAGGTAGGGTTAGAAATTGTTGGGCTGGTAAGAGTCTTGTTGGTCAGGGTCTGTGTCTTAAGTGTACCTACTACGACACCCTCGCCTGAGTTGATACCGTGAAGAGTATGACCTGCTCCAGAGCCATCATTGTAATAAGCGTCAGCCTCAGCGTGTAGGTTGGCATCACGGTAATCTCTACCGATTGCCATATGTCTTACGACTGCACCTGCTGAGTGGTCTTGAGCAGTTGAGCCATCAATGGCTCTGGTTATTGTAAAGGTGTTAGTAGATACCGCAGTCGCATCTAAAATTTCTTCGAGCGCTGTATCTGGGTCGATAACCAAAGTGAAGGTGCGACCTGCTGGGATTGTTACACCACCTAGGAGAGCAGTGCCTGACACCACAGTAATTGATGTAGCACCAGATGTAATAGCACCCGTCAGTGTAGATTGCTGCGAACGCGAGGAGTATTGCCGTGTTGTCATTTATGTTCCTATCGGGTGTAGTGAACTCGTGGTGGATATTGACCTTGTTGTGCAGAAATCTCCTCACGAAGACGCTGCTGGAATAATGCAAAGAGTTGACGTGCTGCAGAGTTGGCTGAACCAAATGCTCTCTTAGCGTCAATCTCATCAGCCTGTGGGCTAATCTGAGATGCGCGAGCAGGGTCAAGGTAAGCAAGTAGTCGGTATGCAGCACCAAGGATGATTACATCCTTAGCAGATGATTGATACCCTGTTACTGTTTCAAAGACATCTGAGCCATTTGTAAAGGCTCCAGGCTGGGTAACGTACATAACTTTGACTGTGCGACCAGGGGTGATGTAGTCTCTAATTGTTACTGTCTGGCTTCCGCTACCCCAAGTAGCAGTATCTGCCAATGGGTCAAAGTCCCAACGCTTAATGCGAATCCACTCTTGAGTAGGTCCGACATCTTGCCACATCATTGTAAGAATATTTTCAATATTTAGATTTTCAAATTCATAAGTATTTACAGCAGCATTGAAGGTAAATGAGGTCTGCTTGACTGCCATCAACTGCGTGCCTACAGCACGAAGAGTATCATTGATTGCATTCTTAACTACATAGCGAGGAAAGATTGGAGAGATGGTTACCTTTGTATCCACAGTGTGGGTGGCAGCAGTAGTGCCTAGATAGCCACGTCCATATGGAGCAATCGTTGCAGTATTAGCAACACGGTCAAAGGAGTTAACCCACATTAACTCTTCGTCAATCTCAATGATTCCCTTACCGACGTTATCGGTTGAACCAAGAGATAGAATCAAAGGCGCTGACGAAGGGGAAGTTAATGTCGTCACCGCAGCGGTTAGATATGTGGAGCGGTCCTGCTGATAGGTGTACCCTGAGAGGTTAATCAAAACCTCATCAATCATTTGAGATAATGTTACTGTCACAGGTCAATGCTCCTTAACGCATCAGTTGGAGAAAGGTTAGTTGTGCCTGCAAGTTCATTGCAGATTCCACCCAAAGCCTTGTAATTATTAGGCTGTCGATTAGCATCAGCCTTCTTGTTGAGCGCAGCAATTAGAGCCAAGCCCGTTGTGCCTGCATAGTCGTTGGCAGCAGCAGTCGGTGCTTGATATGCTGTTAATGCTGGATATGTCCCTCCATTAGCCAAGCGATTCAGTTCGCTTGTAAATGAACTACCTGCTGTGCCTGTTGCCATTACTTGCCTTTCTTCTTGGCTACTGCTGCGTTATCTACCAAGTTAGGGTAAGGTCGTCCTGCTGCCTTAGCCCGCTTCTTTGCTGCTGCCTTTTGGGCAGGAGTTAGTTTCTTAGAAGTCTTCTTAGGGTTCTTCTTATCCCAGAATGCTTTCTTCACCATTTCACCTTATCTGCCCAGTAGGCTGCACTCATCTTGCCTTTTGCAATGTTCTTCTTGTGACGAGCCTTGAATGATTTCTGACGTGCTGTTGGTTTCTTGTCACCAGTCACACCCTGTTGTCCGAAACGAATTGTCTTTACTTGGCTGCCTTCTTTAGCCACAACTACGTGTGACTTAGTCGGATGGTTAGGGGTACGCTTAGGCTTGTTAAAGCCAGATACGCCTGCTCTCTTAAGCCTTGGGTCTCTCTTGCTTTCCATATTCCCCATACTTTCCTAGTACTGATTGAACTCTGCCATCTTTGCGAAGACGCACCACATATCCATCTTTAATCTGGATTGGGTTGAACCCGTGATGCGCCTTGCCTTTTCCTGATGACATTATTTCTTTTTCTTTAGAGCAGCAAGAAGAGCCTTGTCCATAGCCATCTCACGCTTTTCTTCTAGTCGTTCGCGTTTCTTCTCGGCTGCTGAGTACTTCTTTTTTTCTTTCTTAAGTACAACAGTTACCTTTACACCTTTAGAGGCTGCCTTCTTTTTCTTCTTTGCTGGCATTATTTCTTCCTCTTCTTTTTAGACATCCCTGCTTGCGACAAAGCAATAGCGATAGCCTGCTTACGATTCTTTACTACTGGTGCCTTCTTTGGACCCTTTGGGTCCTTGCCTGAATGAAGTGTGCCAGCCTTAAACTCTCTCATAACCTTAGAGACTTTTTTCTGCTTTGCTGTCTTCTTCATTATTTCCACCAAGGATATTTCTGCTTCATAATTTTATCGAAGGTGGCTCCTTGATTACCCTGAGTCACTAGACCTGGGTTTGGATTAGCGAGGTTACCAATGCGGGTCTTACCTGCTTTTGGCTTTTCCTCTTCCATTTTTCTTTTCTTGGCTGGCATTACTTCTTCTTGCCCATCTTCTTCATTGACTTCTTGGCTGCTGCTTTCTTAGCCATTTTCTTTTCTGCCATCTTAGCCATCTTCTTACCCTTGGCTGTGTATGGGAACTTCTTATCGCCTACCATTGGCATATCTATACTCCTAGTTCTTTCATTACCTCTGCTGATTTTTTATTGATGTGTTTTGCTGGAGGCATCTTCTCGGCGTTGTATGCCCGCCCCAATGTCTCGCTTGCTTTTACCGCCTCCTGAATCTTCTTCATAGAAGTTCCAGCAGGTTGAATGCCTTGGGCTCTTGCTTCCTTGTAGGCATCCAATTCTTTATTGAAGGATTTGTTAGACATTACCTTCTTGCTATTTGCATCCCCAGTATTCATTTGTAAAGTCATCGCCTTGCAACCAAAGCAATCCTCTACAGGTTCGGGATGATGTTCCCAGTGCTTCATAGTTCAGTAAAGTTACTTTCTGTTACACCTACATTGCCTGCAATCAAAGCAGCCTTTGTAGCATCATCAACTGTATAGTTATATCCACCGCGATATACCTGAGGATAATTAGGTAGGCTCTCGTCTAGCGGATAACGTATTTGTTGATACGTCCCTGTTGTTGGATTCATCACGATTGTTATGCCTCTCGCGAGTCTGTAAAACTCAAAGAGTCTTTGCACTCCCGTGAACCCTTCGTCCACCGTAGGTGGAGTAAATCTCCATTCAGCCATAAGTCCTCCTAGTGAACTCACCACCAGGCAGAGTTTCTAGGCTCTGCCTGACAGTCAATCAACTAAAGAGCAGCGATTGAGGAACCAGATGTAATACGGAACAACGCTTCGTCACGGTAGACTGCGAAGCCAAGTACGCCGTACCAGCCCATTGGGCGGAAGCGCATCAACTTATCAGTTACGTTACCGATAACTACGTGTGGCTCTTCAGCAACGGCTTCTGCCATAGCCTGAGCACCGCACACGATTGTGTTGAATACACGTGTTACTGGAGTTACAGTGATTGTTGTAGAAACAGTTACTGCACCAGTGTTTGCTGTATCAACAGTGAAGGTTGTGGTTGAACCAGATGTTGAGATTGCAGTAATCTTTGCGCCTGAAGCGATACCTGTTCCAGCAATCTTGTCGCCAACCTCAGCGCGGGTTGCGATAACAGCAGATGAAGCAACACCGAAGGTGAAGCCTGCTGAAGTACCTGCAACGGTTACAGGGGTTGTAGCAAGAGCAGACTGGTCTGCACCTGTCTTAGCATTGTATAGACGTGGGGACTCAACGAAGAATGCACCTTCGTAAGTTCCGATTTCGCCTGCCCAAATGTTGTTAACAGCAGGTACTGTTTGTGCGTGAACGAAGTTCCAGCCCAAGTTTCCAGATTCTGCACGAAGGTCGTGTGAAACCTCTGGGTGGATACCAGCCCAGAAATCGCTACCACGACGAGCCTTAGCCTTGTTAGCGCGTAGTTTAGCAACTGCGCGGCGGATGTCTGCAGAATCGATTGTATCAGCAGCATCTACGTTAGCAACAGCAGTCGCGTTACCTGCGAAGATATTGTTTGTACCAGAGCGTAGAGTTGTCATTGCAACTGTGTCGATTGAGTCAGCAAGGTTGTAAGCAATGATGTTTGCAATCGCTGGGTCGACATCTGCAAGTGAGAACAACTCAAGTGCGCGGGTTACTAGTACTGCATTACCGTACTCATTAAGAGTAATGGTTACTGAAGTAGGTGTTGTTAGTGCAACTGCATCTGGGTCTGTTGTTTCAGTCAGAGTTCCAGTTGCCTGGTCTAGGTCAACGTAGCGTTGTAGAACAACTGTTGAACCTGGGAATGCTTGACGGGCAGGGCGCTTATCTGCTACAGAACGGATTAGAGGTTCTGAACGGAGAGCGAACTCGAGAAGGCGGTCATATGCCTTCTGTACGAGACCTGCGCCACCAACTGTTCCACCGAGCGAACCGCTCGATGTATCTGTATAGGCGTTTGACATTAGTTTTAGTCTCCTTGACTATGAACGGATTTAATTAACCTTGCTGACGAAGCAGTGACAAAATTTCATCTGCAGAACTTGCGTTCTGTAGTTTCATCTCAAAGTCTTCTGCTTTGTCTGGCGTAATCGCACGAGAGGTGAAAGCATCTTGCTGACGGAGTGCCGCAATATCTGCTTTACTTTCTGAATCGTCTGATGTCTTAAGTCCAAAGAGGTCGCCATTATCCTCGAGCCAGGTTGAAACTGTCTCCTCGTTAATGTCTTCCAAGTCTTTCATAATAAGACGTGCAGCCTTAGCATTTACGCCTTTCTTTTCCAGTACCTGACGGACGGTCTGCTCACGCTGCGCCTTGGTAAAAGTCTCAAGTTGCTCTGTAAGTTCCTTGATACGCTTCTCATCTGCTCGCTTAGCCTTGCGTAACTTCTTTACTAAGTCACCGCCATCGAGTTGTGAATCGTTATCTAGGTCATCGTCTTCGTCGTCCCAGTAATTGTTGCTCATAGCAACCTCCACCCTTCTATCTATTGTTAGTCGTGAGCCTCAGTATCTATTCGGGGAAATAGGCTGGCTCTCACTACCAGTCTTATACGCCTAGCGGTGCTGGTCGACCCGCTAAGGATTCTAGAATTGACCCGTTCTTGCTTGTGTTAAGCCGACACGGGATACGCCAGAGGTTCCGCCGAATTGGGCTAGTTCTCTCTGGGTTAGTCGAGTACGTGTGCGTTGTGCTTCTGCTAGAGAATTGAATACTTCTTGCTCTGCTTCAGCCAAGCCGTATGCTTGTTCTGTGCCAGAGTAAATCTGGCTGAGTTTTTCTGCAGTAGGAAGAATGTCTGCGATAGTTGAATAGCCTCTGCGAGCCTCGGCTTGTGTAACGCCTTGTGCTGCAAGTTGTTCTGCTGTAGCAACTCCTGCTTCGATTCCTTGCAGTCTCGCTGCTGCGCCAATCTCTGCTGCTGCAACCTGACGCTCGATTCTCTGGAACTGTTGTTGTGGGTCAAGTACATAACCAACAAGGTCATTAGTTCCAATGCCATAGAAGTCACGAAGTTGTCTAGTAACTGCAGGGTCAGCATTCTGAACTCGCTGTACTGCTGTTACTACTCGGTTAGAAAGTTCTGCAGGTGACATATCATTAGCAATGAACTGCTGTACATAAGCATCATTATCAAATTGTCTTAAGCCATAAGCGCGTAGCACCTGACGGTATCCGTCTTCAAGATTGAGATACTCTGCTGGAGTGAGGACTGTAAGTCCTGCTTTAATACGGGCTTGGTTTGCACCAAATCGCTGAATGTATTCAGGAGTCTCTTGTAGTTGTAAAGTAATTGTTGCCTCAGTCGCACCTTCAATAGCAAGGTCACGAATCTTATTAGCAAGACTACCTAGACCATACTTAGCAAATCTGTCTTGCAGGGTCTTAATAATTGACTCTCTACCCATATTGGTAGTCGGTGAGGTGACGGAAGTTACTGGAGTTGTAGTTACTGCAGATGTGGTTGAGCCTGTAGAACCACCGCCTGTACCACCTACTCCACCTACTCCACCTGTACCACCAGTACCACCAGTACCACCAGTACCACCAGTTGTTCCACCAGTTGTTCCACCAGTACCACCAGTTGTTCCACCAGTACCACCAGTTGCGGCACCAGTACCACCAGTTGCGGCACCAGTACCACCAGTTGCGGCACCAGTTGTGGTTCCTCCAGTTACAGGTGTGGAAAACCCTGAAGAGGTAAATGTTTTGTTACCAAGTGTGTAACCATTTATGTTTCCAAATTTATCATAAGTTGGCATTGGTTGAGTATCAAGTGTTGTAGCACCTACAGCGGAAGCACCTTCTGCTTGAGTGTTACCACCAAATACACGAGAGCCATACTTAGCCATATTCTCTGGAGTTACTGGAGCACGATATTGTCTCCACTCACCATTAGTTGCCCCACCAATCCAGGACCAATAAACAATATAACCTTTGTCTATATTGCCTTCAGGGCGTACATCTGGATTAAACTTAGGGTTTGTTGCTGCTCTCTTTGCAACTTCTGCTGCAGTAGCAGCCAATCTATCAGCCTCAAGAATGTCAGCACGAGTGGCATTTACGGCTAAGCCATCTTTGTATTCGATTCCATTACGTGTTCCCGTAAAGGCTGTGCCGTTTACTTTTAGGGGGTCTCTATCAATTCCACGACCAGTAAATTTTTGAGCAGTCTGTACATTTGCTGATGCTGTAGTGGTTGCAGTAGCGGTAGAAAGATTAACTGTAGTTGCTGGCTTGGTTGTGTCTGCTGGCAAATTTGCTGATGTAGCAGGTTGAGTTGTATTGAAAGGCAGGTTTACAGCATCAGGCTTAGCGGTTGTAGTTGCTGTAGTTCCTGGCTGAGTTACCGCCGCAGGCTGGGTTGTAGTTGTGGGAGTGGTTCCTGGTTGAGGAATTGCACCCTTAATAGCGGCGGCTAACTCTCTATCTTTCTGAGCGTCAGACTTAAATGTAGTTGAGATTGTGTTAGCAATCTGAGTTGTTGCAGTAGCAGGAACTGATACTCCAGCACCAGATGAAATAACTTTAGGGTTCGTTACAACAGCATCAGTAACAATTGGTTCTAGTTTAGATATAACTTTAGCAGGAACAGTAGGAGCAACAACTGGGGCTACAGCCTGAACTACCTGATTTACGACAGCCTGGACAGCAGCGGTCTGAGGTGCAGTATTTTTAGGTGAGTCAACTACTGCAGAAGAGTTAACGGCTGCTGCTGTAGCAACACTAGCAAGCGCTGCTAGTTCTTTTTCAAATGCTACTGTATCAAAGTCATTATTGAAATCAGCAAGGTTCTGCAGATTAAAGTTAAAAAACATTATGCTAGCCCCATATCTCGCAGAACTCTAAGTGATAGAGAATCAATCGAATTTCTTGCGTTGTCAGTTAGGTCCCAACCAGGAAGTTTCTTTGCTTCTTTTTCCACATACCATTGTGGGGCAAGACCAGGCTTGCCTGTTGTTGGGTCAATCCATTGTAGAAACTTCTTTGCTTCAGGGGTATCTAGGGTTATCTGTCGCTCAAGAACGCTGCTTAGTGTTTGAGTAACGTATGAGCCTTGTACTTCCATAGATTGACCAGAAAGGATTCCTTGGGCAAATGCTGGATAAGTGCTAGCAGATAGATTACGGATAGCATTTTGTATATCTTCTTCAGTTGTGTTACCAGCAAATAGGTCTTGACTTGTCTTATCCCAGAATGCCTGGTTGTATAGATTGCTTACTCCATAGGCACGAGCATAAGCCTGCAACTGATTGACGTTACCAATAGTCTCGCCACCAATTTGACCGACTTTACCGCTAGCCATAATGGCTGCATCAATCTGATTGTCGTCAAAGCCACCATCAAAGCCTGTGGTAAGAATGCTATTCAGAGTAGCGCCGTCAATGCGAATACCCTTTTGAACTAAGCGTCTACGCTGAGTCTCTATGTATTTTGCTAAAGTGTCGTCATATACTCCGCGTTGTTCATTCTTAAGTTTTAGGCGGGCCTTAACAGTAGGGCTAAGGTTCTTATAATAGTTAGTCTTGAACAAAGCCTCAAGGGCTGCGCCCGTTTGACCTGACTTAAATAAGTCAAATACTGCTTTAAGTTCTGCACCATATCTAGGGTCATTTAGCAATGCTTCACTAATGCCATAAGCAGCAGCGGTCTCTACACCAGCACCAGCAATAACAGTTACTGGAGTTGTATTAAGACCAGTGGTGTCTCCATCAAGACCCCCACCACCATCAATAACGGTATTTGGAAATGCCATTACGCACCTGACGCATTCTGTGATAGCCAACTAGCAAAGTTAATACGTTGCTGACGCTCATAATCTTCGCCTAGAATGTTCTGACCAGTCTTAGTTACTATTTCTGCTACACCAGCAGCGCTAGGTCCAGGGGTAACTTCAGTAATGGTAGTCCCCTCCTTCTTGCCTTTACGGGTTGTAGTAGTTGCTGACTTGTTTAAGTATTCATCTACTGCTTGAAATAACTGTGACTTTTGAGCGTCGTCAAGGCTTTCAAAAGTACGACCAAACTTTTTTGAAAGACCATCATTAATCCAGTCACGAATCTGGGCACCACCATAGTTGGTAATAGTCTTAGATGTAGTAGGTCCTGTGTAACCTTCTTGTTGCTTCTTGCTCTTGGCATACCACTCAAGGTATTCTTCAGGGGTAATCTTTACTTGACCCTGAGAGTTCTTAAACCACTCAGATGCACCTTTAACAGCCATAGCCCATAGGTTCGGTGAGGTTAAATCAGTAACATCTGTATAGCCTAAGGCTCTAGCCTTTGCTACAAACGCTGCTCTTTGCTTAGCGTCCCAAGTATAAGCCTGGGCAATAGCGTCAGCAAGGTTTGTAGTCTTTGCTATCTTGATTGTTTTCTTTCCGCCTCTAGGACCAGCAGGCACAACAGCGTCAGCCTCACCTAGGTATACGTCTCCACCTACACCACTAGAGCCGCCACCACTAATCCTACTCTTTAATATGTCTGTGGGTTGAGTCATCAGAAGCCTTTCGTGAGGTCATCTTTTTCAAGAATGCGTGTGTAGATTCGTTCAAATGTAACATCTTGGTCTAACAAGTCACCAACAAATATGTCCCAAGCCTCACGTAAATCTGCGTTAGCCTGAGCATTAATTGACTTGTATTGACGCTTTGCTAGTTCTTCACGAACTATTCTGCGTCCTTCAAGATAGTCACTAAATGTTTTCATATCTTGGCGACCAGCAAGGCGTGGGTCTTGAACCCACTTGCTAGCGGTACGCAAGAACTTATTGACTGATTCAATGTCAATATCTCCATAAGCCTTACCCCATCCAGGGTATTGGTTAGATAGATTCTCAACGAACTCAGCCTTTGCTGCGACCAAATCAGGTGCTGCACTTAGTGTCTTAAGACCTCGATTAATACGCTCAGCCTCAAGAAGTGCTATACCTTTACGGTATTCCTTCCAGCCTACACCTGCCTGAGTTTCTTCAATAGCCTCATAAGGGTCTTTGCGCCCTCTGTAATTGATTGTTGAACCAGGTGCTACTGGGTCTTCGAACTGATTGCCATAGATTGTAGGTGAGAACTCACCAGCATTGGCATCTCCTACAAGGAACCAACCATACTCAGGGTTCTCAGCAATCAAATCTGATAGTTGCTGTGAGCGCTCATAGGCGCTTAGTGTTGCTGAAATACCAGTATTGTTCTTTGAAAGGCTGGTTGTAAAGTAAAAGTAATCTGCTCCATAGCGGTTATAGAATACATCTGCTGCGGTATCAGGGTTTTCTCTGCGCAGTTTTTGATACTCATCAATGTAGAACTGATAAGGGCTACGTGTGTTTGTAGCAAAAGGTAGGACAAGTCGGGTAGCAACTTCAAGGGCAAGGATTTTCATTACCTTGTCGTTGACTTCCTTCTTAGTTGGAGGGGTATCACGAAGCCCTTGGTCGTATTTAGCGTTCTCTTCCGCCATTACAAGGACAGTTAGACGGCTTCTCATAGGGTCTTCTTCATTCATCAAAGCAAGTGCTTTACGGGCTGCAGCAGACTGAACTACCAAATCTCTAATGCTTCTATCTTGTGCGCCATAAGGAAGAATCTCAGATACAAGTCTTGTCTTCTCTGACTGTGGGTAACGAGAAACAATCTCTGATGCAGCAAACTGGGCGAACCAGCCTGCGCCTGGGTTCCACCAAGCACCACCTTGGAAGATAAGGTTTAGTGAAGCCTTAGGAATCTGTAGTGGTCTATCAACTATACCTAGGCTCATACGCTTGGCCCACTCAGCAGGGATGTTGATGTATGTCAAACCGTCGCGCTCTTCAGTCATACCGTTTCTATCGGGTGACTCGTAAGCAATCTGTAGTTTGCGTAGGGCTGCTGGGTTATTTAGACCAATGCGTAGCCACTTCTCAGCCACATCGGAGAATGCTCCAAAGAATGGGAAGACATACTTGAGTGTATATGCAGCATCTGTTTTCTCTGCCACATCGTAAACTGTTCGACGCATCTCGGCTCTAGCCCATTGGCGAGCCTTGTTCTCTAGGCTGCGAAGGTAGCGAGAGTCAACCATATCGCCCTTTGTAGTTTCAATAGCCTGCTCTACAAGAGCATTCAAGCGTCTGCGATATAGGTTTACGTACAAAGGTGAACGTACAAGTTTAGATTCAGGAACCTCGCCTGCCCACTTGTAGAAAGCGTTAGCCACCTTAGAGGACATCTGTGTAACGTAGTTACCACCTAGTGCTTCTATTGTTTGAGCACCGTTAACTGATGGATAAGAGTCAGCGTTATCGCCAAAGAACTTGACAATGTCATCCTCATTAAAGTTTCTCTTGAGAAGAAGTTGACGCATTTCATCATTAGGCAGTAGATGACGGGTATTCTCAAAGTTCTCTTCGGCTAATTCTCTAGCAGTCTTACCCATTCTTGTGAATGGACGTAGGATTCTGCGACCCTCATCTGAGGTTTGTAGCCACATTTCAACTTCATCTACAGTGCTGCCCTCAAGGAACTTACGTCCAATTTTAGAGCCCTTAACCTGGCGGTTAACAACACGTAGATAGGCTTCTGCATAGTTAGCATCTCTACCATTTACACGGACGAAGTCTCCAGTTAACTGCATTGAGTTACTGATACTGTCCTTAACCTGGCTTAGGCTGGTATCAACTACCTGACCTGCTGAGGCTACGAACTTATCGTTGTAATATGCAGCCTGCTCAGGGGTTAGACCCTTTGCATCTTGTAACTTAAGACCCAAAATTTCAATCTCGCCAATACCATACTGAGCGTTAGGCTCAAGTTTTTCTTTGTTTAGGATTCTATCAATCTCGTTAATCTCAGCATCAATCTGGTTTGGGTCATCAACCAGTTCTCTAGCAGCAAGGAGTTTGTTTCTTTGAGCCTCTAGTTTGGCTCGCTCTGCTAATTCTAGTACATCATCTGCTGCATTCTTAGACTTGCCACCACTAAGTAGGTTAGCAATCTTGTTCATTGAACCTTGTGCTGCAGTCTCAAGCATTGTCCAAGCACCAAGAACGCTGAATACGCGAAGGTTGCCCTCTGTTAGGTTACGTACTGGATAGCCTAGACGGGCTAGAACCTGAAACTTTAGGAACTGGTCAAGGGCATCAGCCAAATCACCAGTAGCGTTTTTCATTCTCATAGCACCGCTATAAGCGTTGTAAAGAACAGGTGCTCCAGTTGTAGCATCCTTAACCATCTCGGCACGAGTTGCCCTCTTTAGAACCTTGTACATTGTGTCAATGTCAAGTGTAGGCATCTGCTTAGCCAACTGAGTTTCATTAATAGGCGTAGAGAATACGTGTGCTACTCCATCTTCACCCATAACTGGCTTGGCACCTACTGGTCCACCAGTCTTAGGGTCAATAGCACCTGTATACAGACGCTCTTTAATCAGGTTAGTTCCCTGTTGACGCTTGTTAGCGAACAAGGAATAAGCCTTGGAAACTTCAAAGTCGCTGTAGCCGAACTGTTTTGCAACTACTGAAAATAGTTCACGCTCAATCTCTGCGTGAACAAAGGCTCTTTCATCTGCATCCACAGCCCCAGCATACTTAGCGAATAACTCGTTCCTACGCTCTACTGTGAATGAAGTTGACTTCTTGAATCGAGCCTCTGCACGAGCAAGTTCTTGCTTTAAGTCTTTGACCTTTTCTACGTTAGCGCCATTCTTAGGGTCTAACTTAGAAGCCTCATCAATCTTAGATTTCAAAATATCAATTTCAGTTTCGTAAACTTTGCGCTGTCTATCGGATAAACCAACTACACGGCTTAACTGATTGTCAATAGTCTGAACACTCTGGTTGTCTGTATAGTCAATCCAGCCACGAGGACGCTTGTAGAAGAAGCCAGTATGGAATCTAACCATAGTTCCAGAGTTAGAACGGAAGTCAATAAAGTTCTGGCTATTAACAAATGTTCTGCGGATGTCGGAACCTAGGTCTACGAATGGAACTTTCTTAGGGTCCATTGAACCAATAAGTGCTAGATTCTTGTGAATCTTAGCAATATCCTCTTCGTACTCTTTGATAAGTTCTATGTGCTTCTCGTATTCAGCACCGTCATTCATATAGTTGAAAGACATCTGACCATCTTCGGCAGGCTTGCCTGTCAAGAACTTCATCTGTGGTACTTCGTCACGTAGTGACGCAACCTGTGCTGCTAGAAGGTCGGACTGGTTAGCCAACTGCACGAAGGCATCTTCGTCGCCCATTGCCATATGTATAATGTTTGTTTTAGCAGCGTGACGAGCAGTCTTATCTTCAATCTTATTTGCGGTAGTAAGAAGGTTCGCAATAATTCCAGGATTAGATGACTCACGTACAGCCTTGATACGGAAGAAATCTTGTTCAACCATACCGTCAGTACGCTCAAGGAAATCGTTGAATGTGCCCTTAAGTCTTTGCTGGCGCTTAGTTAGGTCTTCTGCGCCAGAGATAATTTTGCCGAACTCATCTGCGCTCTTAAAAGCGTAGCGACCAGCACGATAAACCTGGACACCCTTACCAGCAATAACAAATGGGTCGATAACAAATCGAGATACAACATCTCCAAACCAAGAACCTACACGGCCTGCGGTCTGTTCTTCGAATGCAGCCTTACGCTGATTACCATCATAAATATTAAAGTTGTTGGAACCAAACAATAGGTTCTCTTTGATAAACTCATCTCCAAGGCCAAGGTTAAATTTATCGAATACTCCGATGCTTCCTTGTGCGATTGTGTTAAGCATCATCTGACCTGGAGAAATCTTGCCTGCTTCTTGCCAGGACTTACGGATATTCTCTATATCGAACTGACCCTTCCATAGAGGGTTGTTCTCATCTGCTACACCAAGGCCAAATACAACAGCCTGTGCTGCTAGGTTGTAACCTTTTTCTAAAGTCTCGCTTGTCTTCTGCCAGAAACCTTTAGCCTCACCTGGCACTGCAGGCATATACTGCTTAAGTCTTGCGTCATAATACTCAGACTTAAAACTACGTGTTGTCGGATTAAACGACTGGATAAGTGCAGCACGGTCTTTTTGTGGGATTGCTGTTGCAAAATCTATAGGTAAAGCGTATGAAGATACTTCTGCTGGCTTTTGATAATACTTATTGAACTCACCTAAAGTATCAAATGTAGAAGGGTTAGATGAAGTTATCTTTGCTTGATACGCTAATATCGCTTTTTGTCTGTCGCTCACAGTAAGTTAGCCCTCAACAATCTCACATAATTGCGGAATGCCTGTGAGGAGTTGGGGTTAAGTGCTGCTGCTTCAAGGGCTGGTAGATAACTCATTAGACGCTGACGGTCTACATCTGTATCTTCATTCTTTGGTAGCGTAAGCGCTTCAGGTCCTGCTCCTGGTCCCACAGGTATACCCGTTGTAACTGGCTCTTCTGGATTTTGAGTCGGAGCCGTTATCGGTGTCACTGGCGGAAGGTTTGCCATCATCGGTGCTCGTGCTGTTGGTGATGGTGCTTTAGCCATAGTTGCTGCTTGCTGTTGCTCCATCAATTCTTGTCCTTGTCCATAAGTTCCGCCAGAGTAATACTTTGCACCCTGACGACCTGACTGCCCATTGCCACCAGTGGCTGATACGTTGGCAGGATTATTCTGCGGTGCAGTTGGTCGCATTCCGCCTCTAGCCATTATTTCTCCTCTGGTGTGTATGAGTATTCTTCAGCGCTCAATAACATTCCCTTGGCAAGCCAAGGATTCATATTGTCGCTTACATCTGTCATTAAATATCGAGTGCCTTCATAGTCAGACCACTCGCTAACGAGAACCCATCCTGTGCAGATTTGGCTCTCTGAATCTTCTAGTTCTTCAGCAAGTATCCGCATTGCTGCTTCTATTGCATCATTGAACTTGCTCACTTGTATTGTTCTTCTGTATAGAACGGTGGTGAAGAATAAGCACTAACTTTGGACGCGATTTCCATAGCCACTAATGGCTCGGCTCCTGCGTGTAGTGCGCCTAGCGCAAAAGGTCCACCTGAACCGATTGCATAAATATTATCTTCGCTCTTCATAACTGACAAGTCTTCGTCAACATCAAATAGTTCTCCACCGACTGCCATCAAGAACTGGAATCTCATAGATTCTTTCTTGTCATCGTCGAATGAATAACCGTTGTCAGTTAAGCATTTACGCAAGGAAGGCATCGCCTTAACAATCATATAGCGATACGGGTCTTTTTTATCCTTCTGGGTAAACTGTGGTGGCATCCATATGTTCTGGGCTATGTCGCAAGGAACTACTTCTCCTGCTCCTGCAACTAATATCGGACCACGTTTAGCAATCTTCTTCATTACTTTGTGAGCGTATACTCGACCTGAATCATCAATGACTCTGCTATCAGCAACTAATATGCTTTTAGAGTCATATTCAATACCGATAATCGTTGTCATTGTCCCCTCCTAAATTATCGTCGTCGAATAGTTCTTACGCTTGCTGTTGGTTCTCCGCCTCCAGATATACCTGAAAGCAAACTCATAATGTCTGGTGCTCCACCTTGCTGTTCTCCAGGGGTAGGAAGAGCGCCTCCTGCCAGTGCTTCGGGAGCAGGGGACGGTTGCTCAACCATTTGTTCGGCACCAGCAGGAGGAACCTGTTCTGCAGGAGCGAAGACTTCCTCAATCGCATCCTCAAGCGCCTGTCCCTTTTGGCGAGCCTTGATAACTGCAGCAACCTTACGCACAACTTCAGAGGCATCTTGTCCTTCAGTTGCCATTGCTGGAATTGCTTGTGTGTACTGTGTAAGTGAACCAAGAAGTGCGGTACGCATATTCTCGATTTCAATCTTTTCAAGTTCTTGAGTTACGTTAACTGTAAACGGAAGTTCGCGCATTGCTAAATCTTTGGAGATAAGTCCTCCACCTAAAGCCTGTAGCATAAAGATAAGACCTTGCGCTGGGTTAAGACCTGCAAGCATTCCATAACGAACGTCTGCTGAGTAGTCACCCTTAATGTCTTTGCGTGGGCTGTAGGTAATTTCGTAAGGTGAACCTGCGTCCACACCACGAATTGTCTTTTCTTTAGGGAAAATCTTTTCATCAACCATAAAGCAAATCTGAATTACATCGCGCAAAGCGCTCGCAAAGATTGCTTGTGCTGATTTAACCTGGGTATCAAAGGCACCCATAAGAGCCTGTACGCCCTGACCAGTAACGATAGAGGCATCAATATTGCCTGTACGTCCTTCAGGGTAACGAGCACCAACACGCATTTCTTGATTAAGCAATGTCTGCTCAGTAAATGCGCCCGCTGGAATAGGAAGTTCTACACGGCGCACACCTGCTGGGTTGGATGTACGGATAACCGCATCTCCACCAAGTTGCAAATTCTGTACATCGGTTGGTAGAACGATTGGAGACTGTACAGATTTCTCTGCTGCCTCCATTGCAAGCAACGCAAAGCGGTTGCGAAGCAACTGAATACCAATGATGTCATCGAATTGACCACGCATCTCACCATCAACAGATGGCTTACGTGCGACAACAATCATCATCTTGCCCAATGGATTCTTTGCTTTTGAAAGAACTAGATTATTTTTGTCTGGGAGATAGATTATTGATTGGTCTTCGTCGTAATAGCGAACCATCTCAACCTGCTGAGTCAAATCTTGCTCGTACCGTAGAGGTCCAAGAAGTTCAATCTCAAGTTCAGGGAACATAGCAACAAGTTCGCCAAGTGTCATTGAGTAGCGTTTTGCAAATGCCGTGCATCGTCCGTAGCGGTCAAACTCAGGGTAAGCACCTATTGGGTTTTCTAGGCGAATGCGTGGCAGTTTTGCTTCTTCATCCAGTTCAATTACGAACGGGAGGAATCCATATGTTAAGTACCAGTCCGCTCCTTGGTACATCTGTACAGCCAAATCTGAGTGAGCAAAATAATTAGAGGCAATGCGAGTACGTGTATCAGCAAACTTACGAGCCCTATCAGAAACCGAGTTCGCTGCATTGCAGTTGACCGCTGGTAGTGGAGCCATAACCTCTGAAAGGTCTCGCGCAACAATATCCACAAAATTTGCAACGACATTTGCATCTACTCCGTCTGGAAAGAAGTCAGGATAGACTGATGCAATTTGACCTTTGCGGACAGCAAGTACGTCAAGGTTGCGAGCGTCTCTATCGACAGCACGATAGCGCAGCGATTCTACGCGGGCTGCGACTTGTTCCATTGAGAGTGCCATAGTTTCCTATCCGTATGTTTCTTGCCATTGCTCGGCAAAGGCTTCATCAAGATTTATTTCCATTCGGCGCTGAGACTGTGCTCTAGTTGCCCAACGGTTTTGCACCCAGCGCTGTTGCTGAGTTCCTGTTTGCATCATTTCTCTGACGCGGATGATTGCAAACCACAATGCCATCACACAGTCAGTTGCGTTTCTGGTATCAGGCTTCCAAGTTATTAGTTGTTGCACTAGCGCCTTAAGACCCTCTGAGCCTTCGTTGCTAGGTAGTTCTATTAAATTGTTATCCTGGAATCTTCCATCTCTAAGATTGCCAAACAAACCTGACATAGAAGCCACACCAAAGTTAGTATCCCACTTATTCTTACCAGTGAAGTGAGAGTTGAGTTGGCAGCCGTGCATCGACAACCAGTTACGCAACCTGTCATCGAGGGCGTATGCTTTCTGGTGGGCGTTGATTTCAATTCGTATTTCCTGTGGCTTGTATCTTTGAACCCAGTCTTCAATCAGGTTCTGAATCTTGTCTGGTGTTGGGTCTGTCATATTGACACAATCAAGAATATAAATCATTGAGTCAGCCTTGTTGTAAGTAACTACAACGGCTGCGGTGTTACCTGTCATAGCAGGGTCTAGCCCTATAACGGTATAGCCCTCGACCTGTCGTGGATGACCTGCAGCACCTGGTTTAAGCGGTCCGCGCTTTCGCATACCGTTGACACATCCTGCAACTGCTGCTGGCGGAAAGATTGCGTCTTCGACAACGTCTTCTTGTTGATAGACCATAGCCCAGACAGAAGGGGCGACTTCGCTTCTTCTAGTGAAGAGAGCGCCTCCGTCCCATTTTGGATATAGTCCTTGTTCATCAGGTTCATCATTCTCGCCCTCAGGGCGGTCAGTCTTGGCCCACAACGTTTTCCAGTTGTCTGGCTTCTCATCAAACTCAAGGACCGCTGGCATCGCACAATATGTGAAAGGCGATTTACCACCAGTCCAGTTAGAGCCGTCCCGTATCTGTTTGTATAAGTCGACAGGAGCAACACGGGTCCCTACGATAAGTAGTTTCCCGTGTCGTCCTAAACGCGTGATTACTTCTTTTTGAAGCCATTCAATTTGCTTCTCCCACTCGTGGGCATTGGAGTTCATCACGACATCGTCTAGGATAATCAGGTCGGCACGAGCACCGTAAATTTGAGAACCAAAGCCTAGGGCTTGTACCGTAGGGTCTTTTTCTCCAGAGTCTCGACCTGTACCTAGATAAATCATATCGGCGGACCACGTAGGAGAGTCCGCCTTATATCCACCGTTAGGACCGAAAGCCGTTTGGAGTTTAATCCAGGACGGATGGCTTAGTCTGGTCTTGATGGCTGAAAGGAACTTACGCGCCATACCCTGAGTCTTGGAGACCAGGATAATGCGAATGTTAGGGTTTGTGGCAATTCGGTAGGTGACGTAGTTAATCGTCAGCACCGTGCTCTTGGCGTGCTCAGGGGGTACGTTAATCAGTACTCGGTTGGCAGCGCCTTGCTCGTAGGTCATAGACGGATGTAACCATCTTGGCTCCCTACCCTCAATCAGGTCAATCCAGTCGAGTTGGTGGGGGAACAACTTGGTGTCTAGGAACTCTTCTGAGAATTGCTCAAAGGAAATATCCTTCAGGTTGGCTAGGTCAGCCTTGACCCCTTTACCCTCAAGTCTTGCCTTATCGGCTCGTTCCTTGAAGTTGGCGTCAGCCATAGTCCATTGTCGGAAGGTAACCTCATTACGGTTAACCGACTCCATAGCAGCCTTGATGGTGCTACCTTGGCTCAGTTGGTGGAGCACTCGCTCCATAGCCTCGCCCTTTGGGATGTCCACTTTCCCAGGTCTGCGTCCCATTGTTCTCCTAAATAAGTGAGCGGGGTACTTTGGCTTCCGTGGGCATCTAGTGCCACTTGGGAATCGAGCCCTACCTCCTGCCTTACGGCGGTGTGCTTGCCAATCACTATGACGGTATGCTGTTTCCCCCCAGGGTGGGTATTCAACTTTCTGCGAGAGGTCTCAGCCCCACACCCTGTTGCTCAAAACTAAAAACCTATTATAAACGCCCACCGTTAAACGGTCAGAATATGGGCACCTGATATATATTATATAATTTTATATATTATATATATACGTCGCGTAGCCCGCAAGAGGCGGAGCGACGCTCCGTATAGATATTAAATATCTATACATATAAGATAACCTGTTCAAATCGGAAAACCGAACAGGTTTTCAGAATATATTTTTATTAGTTGCCCTTTGGGCAACAAAAGTGCAGGTCAGAGGCATATTATAGGGCGCGAATATAACAGAAAATTTTAGGGTGAGACTATCGCGCCCAGTCCAGTCGGGTTTAATTAGTCTGGGGTCAGACACGCAGGGGCAGGGCTGAGGGTATTTTCTGACCCTGCCTATCGTCTGCCGATTGACTTAGTATCTATTGACCCCATTAGGGGGTCTTCTCTTGATGTCTTCTGATATTAAACGAGGAGATAGGCAGATAAATAAATGAATGCGGGGGAATAGGAGGGGGCTTACTATCTCCCCCGCAGGGTCAATGAGCCCCCCTCGTTATGGATTAAATCTTAAATAGTTGAAAGTTAAACTAAATCAGGGGGAATCTATCGAACAGATGTGCTAACCGATAGTGTGACCGACATCACTAAAAAGGTTATTGACAGGTTTAGGCTTAAGGCGTAAAGTTCTACCTATCGGCAGGAGATACCGCCGAGACAGGAGAAAAGAAAATGAACACCTCAACAATCGAGAAGACCGAGAGGCTATCAAATATCGCTCAAGCCCTCGAAAATGCTCACGAGATTATTCGAGAGAAGACAGGCGCACCCCGCGCCACTATCCTAGTCACCCGCAAGACAGGGCGCACAATGGGACACTTTACTCACGCTAAGATATGGAAGGCGGGCGAGGATAATTTCCACGAGATTATGGTCTCCGCAAATTATTTTGAGCGCGGAGCGCGGGCGGTATTGGGAACTCTTCTTCACGAGGTAGCGCACTCTCTAGACCTGCAAAATGGGATTCAAGGCGTGACAGGGGACGGCTATCACAACAAAAAGTTCAAGGCTACCGCCGAGGCTCTAGGGCTCACAATCACCCAAGCGAATGGGATTGGGTGGAGCGTGACCGAGGTATCCGACGAGTGCGCCGAGCGGTGGGCGGAGGCTCTCGCTTTGATTGAGAATGCCCTCCTACTTATGGCGGACAGCGAACAAGGCGCAAAGACTAAGGGC